ACAGAGATAATATTCAGATGTTTACAACAAAGAAAGCTACCTTAGATTGGATAAAAAATGTCAATGTTGGTGATGATTATGACAATGATAATATTTTTAGTGAACTAGATATAAAGGTTTTATATGTACCTCTTGCAACTAAGAAATCTATTCTTAGTGCTTTTGCCAGTGTCAGCACCATTGTTGGTAATAATTTAGATACTCCGGAGCTATACAAATGAACAGAAATGAAATGCCTATGCACCTGCTCTATCTAAGTGATGAGCAGCTGCGAGCTTTGTTTGAATTATTTAAGGTGAGGATATGAGATTCTGGTTCAACAAGAAAAAAGAATTTAATATAGATGATTGCGTTCCTGTAACTGTAGCAGAGGTAGAAGTCTATAGAGAGAAAATACAGAATGTTATGAAGCCCTATCTAGCAGATGGCCTAAGTAACAGAAAAAATAATAACAAAACATTTAGGCAGGTAGCTTTAAAATTTAATGTCTTCCATGGCAGTTTAGAAAAGTTTGTTTACGAAGAAGACACTAGTTACTACGTCATGGCAAAGCTAGTGAAGAAATTAAAGGAAGCAGGGCTATGAAGTACATAAGTAAATTAATCAGCAGATTCTTAGAATGGTCACTACGAAGGACTGAGGAAAAGCTAATGAGGAAAAAGAAATGAACAAGACTAAATTAGTAGAATTAGCAGATGAGGTATTGACTCATATTGATATGGATATGAAAGTTGTTTTAAGAGATCAGTTGGAAAGGGATTTGTGTGAGAAATTAAGTGATATTTTTGCAAAGGCAAAGATACATGATGCTGTTAATCCCCATTTCGTTAATATAGAGATATACCAAAAAGCCTATGCATCTGTACAACCCATTCTTGATGATTGTATAGATAGAATACTTGGAGAAAAGAAATGAATGAACTGATAGAGGAAATCATAGCTGAGATAAAACGAGACATTGATAAGGATAACCTGATGGCTCTTAGAGACATGTTGACTAGGTTGTTAGAAGGTGGAGAGAACAAACATATACTAACCCGTTACCTATCTGAGTTCCCAGAACTACGAGAAGAATATAAGGACAAGACATGAGTAAAGAGATTGATCACCAAGAGGCCATTAGAAAGCTTAAAAGAAAATATAATATTTATAGCATTAGAAGGACTTTCAAGAAATCTAAATTTAGAGAAGCGGATGAGATTCAACAGATAATGTCGAAGGAGGATTGGGAGTCATACAGCTACCACAAGGAGAAGTTTAATGAATGAAATAGTTCTTTACACCATAATTGCATTGTTCTTATTATCAGCGTATTCAACGTTTAAGAAATAAAAAAAAGGGGCTCAACGCCCCTTAGTTTCATATCCCCCTTAGAAAGGAGGAATAGCCTCTTTAGGTATAGACATACCATCATCATCTAGTGGCAAATACAATCGGATCTTAGTCTTCATAGTATTTACTACGCCATTATCACCTTCAAACTGATCACTTATTTGTTCAGTCTTAAGCTTTAGTTTCTTACCAACAAAGTCGCTGTGATCTTCTGGGTATTTTTTATATCCAGCAGCCAAAGTAAGCCTAGTAAATATCTCCGTGCTTATTCTTTTGTTATCTTCGTTAGTAGACCACAGGTTATACCACTCATTATGATCACGATACTTACCGCCATCTAGTTGGAATGTTACCTTCAGCGTCCAGTTACCTGCTTTTGACTTGTATTTGTCAGTAGCAATAACCTTGGCATTATGTTCTCCATCTGGTGCTAGAGGTGCGCCAACAGACACTTCCTCTATATTTTCAAAAAATTCTACATCACTAAAATCAGACATTTGCTTCTCCTTTATTGTCGTTTGTTAATGTAAACCCTAATTTCTCAATTAGAGCAGTTATATTTGGCTTTTCAAAGTTTTCAAGTTTGCCACTTCTGTCTTTAGCTTTATAGCCTTGACCGAAAGTAGTTTGTAGCCATCTAGTTTGAACGTTTTTACCGTCCTCATCTTGATCTTCGATAATACGTAGAGCAAGAACTTCATCAAAGAAGTATGTAATTGATTCGCCTAACTTAGTCCCGACCATCTTTGGTGCGTGTCTTAGTATGCCGTCATCATTTACTGTATCTTCTTTACAAAGAAACAACACATGCATATTTAGATCTCTAAATGCACGCATTAAATTTGTTACAGATTCCTGAACATTACCATAGGCCATACGTGGATCTTTTGTACGAGATTTCTCCCATGTCAACAAGATCTCGCTTATTTCAGAAACTGAATCTAAGCACACTGTGTCATATTGTAATTTTCCAGACTTTAAAGCATCGTGTAGTTCCATAACTTCAGACGCCTCCTTTACTTCTATAGCCTGCACGTTTTTTGCATCTTTGATAGATAACAAACCAGCTTCAGCACTTATTACAAGTACCTTGCCTGGTGCCGTTACAGCTAAAGTTGTTTTACCCGAACCAGCCATTCCATATACCAAGATTTTAGCACCTTGATTCTGGACTAACTGTTGCGGAGATACTATTCTATTTTGTATTTCCATGTCTACTCCTCTTTGTAGTGTTATATTTAACTTGTAAATTATACACTACTTAACTACAATGTGTAAAATACATTATATCGGAGAAGTAAAATGATTAATAAAGAAGAAACTATTTGGCAAGCAAATTATTATTTTAGAATAAAAACTATTGCAGTCAAAAAACTCAAGGAGCTTGAAATTATGGGTGTAAAACCTAAGTACACAGATAGGCAAGTTATTAAATATAATCTGCAAGATTACATAACTTTTCTAGGACACAAAGACGCAGCAGAGAAATTTAATTGCTCTGAAGCATCTTGTAAGTCTTGGAGGTATGGTTATAGACAACCGTCTATTGCGCAAGCAAAACAAATCATACGAGCAACAGAGGGAAGACTAGACTTTGAATCTATTTATGGTTCGATAGACGAAATTATAGATATAGAAGTTTAGTGTGTTTCAGTTAAATATAACTGAGGACGACACATCCTTAGAGCAAGCACTTGCCTACTATGATGATGGCTATAATGTAGTTCCTTTACAAAGATCTAACAAAAAACCACCTCCGTTCTTGGGTAGCTGGGAACAATATAAAGTTGCTAGACCCTCTAGGAACCTTGTAGAATCGTGGTTTAAGGACAGAGACAACCTACAGGTAGCTTTAATCTGTGGTAAGTTTGTTGTGGTTGATGCAGACTCTCCTGAGGCTATGGGCTGGGTAGAAAAGAATATGCCTGCATGTCCTTTTAAAGTTATTACTGGTAAAGGTATGCATTACTATTATAACAATCCACAGAACTATACTACCTTTGCAACAAGACGAACTACTGAAACTCCAATTGAAAGATTAATAGATATTAGAGGCACAGGTGGTTTGATAATAGCACCTTGGAATAGACATGCTAACGGCCAAGTATATAAACCAGTGACCTTTCCAGATTGGAAAATATTTGATCATAACGATTTACCAGACTTTACAGAAGTTGAGTTTCAGAAAATAACAGGCGTACCAAAAACAGAAACAGGAGTGCAAACAGCTCCATTTTCATTGGAAGGAGTATTGGAAGGATCTAGAAATGATGGGGCTGCTAGAATAGCAGGGTACCTTATATCTAAAACCGTCAACACAGAATTTGTAAAAATCTTTCTACAAAACTGGAACAAAAATAACAATCCACCCTTGCCACAGGACGAAATAGATTGTGTTGTAGAGAGTGTTAAAAACACACATGATAGAAAAAATAAGATAGCACCATTGTTTATACAAGCATCAGCAACTATACAAAAACCAAAAGATTTATTTAATCCACCAGGTTTACTTAAAGACATGTTTAAGTTTTGTGAAGAGATTGCACAGGTACCTCAACCAGAACTTTCGCTTGTTGGAGCACTTGCTCTTACTAGTGTTGTTTGTGGCAGAATTTATAGAACTAATATGAATAACTTTTCTTCTATGTATTTCATGGGTATTGCTAAGTCGGGTCAAGGTAAAGAAAACATTAAGACATTTGTGGAAAGCGTATTGAATGCCTCAGACCATGAAAAGCTTATTGTAGGAGATGGTTATACATCAAGTGGTGCTGTCCATTCTGT